AGAAGCCCAAAATTCTTCTAACAAATGAGCTTCAATAAACGCAGCCTCATCAATAGCAAGACAGTTAAGAGTATCACCACGAATAGAAGTGGCTGTTGTAGTAGAAACAATAATGCTCGAATCATTATCAAGTGTCATTCCCGTTTTACCATATTCTTTAACACCGGCTTTAATATAATTTGGAAGTTGTTCATAAGCCATACGAATACGCTTAAAAATATTAATAGCCGTAGTTTCTTTATTAGCTACGATAGCAGCTCTATGATCGTTGTGAAATAACGCCATCCATAATACAAAAATTGTAAGGAGTGTACTTTTACCTGTCTGTCTAGCAGCCAAGAGAGCTACAAAGCGATTGTCTACAAGAGATCGTAATATTTCTTTTTGAGCAGGATAGAGTTCAATTGTTCGCTTACCTTTATCTAGGGTAACAACTTGAAAGAAGCTTTCAGCAAAAAATACAATATCTTCTTTACATTTTTTTAGATTGAGAACCATGTCTGGAGTCCAACCATACTCAGCTCCTGCTACTGGAACGTGTTTAGAACCTCGATAATAATATCCATCATCAATTGGATTTTCGTTAATAATCCGTTCGGTATTGTTGTTGTACCCCTTTTCAGTTAGCTTATTATCATCTAACAAAGAATCCAATAACGCATCTTCTGATTTAGAAGTAGTTTCGGTAGAAGTAACTTCTTGCTCTATTCGAGGACGTCCGCGAGGACGTTTTTCTTTTTGCTTTTTAGGTCTACCTCTTTTTGGTTTATTAGTACTTCCTTTTGGTCTACCTTTTTTTGGCGTATTTTCAAGGTCCATACTATCCTCTATTATTTGCTATATCTATAAACGTCGAACGTAGCAAATCTACTAAAGCTCCTTCATCTTTAGGTGTTGGCATATTAATAATGCAAACTTTTTCATCGTTTAAAGTAAATCCAATAATTGCATACGAACTAAGATATTCTTGAGCAAACAAATTAAGGTGGTTCATTTCCTTGTATGTAACTTTCTTGTGCTCGTCGAGCTCTTGTTTGTATTCTTTCAAACAATCAGCAATGATGTTACTGATATTAACTTTTTCAAACGTAGAAATAGGATCGAGATTGTTAGTAGGAGAAGGAGTAGCCAACACAACACCTAATGTTAGACTAGGAGTTGGAGTTGGCTGTACATCAGCTACAATAAGCTGTTTTATTTTTTTAGTAGCCTTTGATTTGAAAGGCTTTTTCTCTTTCATTAAAGTTATTTAACGAATAACCCTAACAGATCAAGTTATCTTATAAAAGGACGAGGTGTAGAAGAGCCAGTAATATTGTATCTTACAAGATATTCAATAACTACTTCCAATGAACTGGTTTTTAATTTAAGTTTTGATGGAATGTATATTCCTCCGTCATATAGTTCAAAATAAGATTCTCCAAGACAAGGCTCATTTATCCAACACGTCATAAAAACAGATGCAGTTCCTGGTTCAATAACAATAGTCCAAGCTCTTGGATCAGCTGTACCATAACCTGTAAAAACTTTATGTGCAATGTATCCGCTATCACGGAGTCTCTTAAGCATGTATCCAAGAGTAGTAAGTTTGTTTGACATATACGTGTAATTAACTCTTACTATTTTACAAGTCCAGAAATAATATATTGAGTGTGAGCAGTAGAAATCTTAAATAATTTCAACGAATGATTAATAGCTATCTTAATCTTGTCCTCAGTAAAGCTAGTTAGTAAAATGCTTTGAATGTTAAGTGGAATCTTTTCTTCTAGTGATTGACCATCAAACTCTGAAGATACTTCAATATTGATCTCATTAGTATTTGCTTTTTGTTCATCTCCAATCTTTGAATATACTTTGCCATCTTTAGTATAAAAATATAATTTCTCTGCATCAGGAATAATTGAGTTGTACTTTATAATGTCGGATAATTTTGCTCTAGAAATATAAAAATTAGTATCGTAACTAATAGATCGTATCTTCTCTTCACTGATTGCTCTCTTGTTATTAATGTAGCTTTCGTCGAGCAAATGATACTTGAAAGAAAAAGTAGGAGAAACAAAAGTAACTACATTATCGTCAAAAATAAGAGTGACCTCTTCATCGGTAACTCCAGAAAAAAGTCGTAAGAAAGTTTTTGTATCAGGAATAATGACTTTGGTATTTTTACTAGTATGAGAACAAGTCAAGCGAGCTAAAAGCATGACAGAGTTATCATTAGACGTAACTAATGTCTTGAGCTCTTTATCCAAAAGTTCAAGACAAATATTGTCAGACAACTTACTTGCTGGCAACAAAATGTTATCAGCAAATACTCTCCTGTTTAAAGTGAATTTCATTTCTTCCTTCTAACTTTACGTCTAGCAACGGAAATGTCAACTTCTTCTAGTCTATTAGCAATACGCTCTAAAGAGTAAGCAATGCTACTCCATACATCAATTTGCTGTGGTACAATTTGAGGAGCAAATTGAATTGTTCCAACTTGTGGAGCAACTTGTACAGGAAGCGGAGGAGGCTGTTGAGCTGCTGGTATAGGAAGTGGTGGGGGTTGAGGTTCTTGGTATTGTTGACTAGGCTCTGTTGGATAAGACATTTCTGCTTCCCTCTGTACAGCTTCCATAATCCTACGCTCTTGTTCAGCCATATGTCGTTGAGGGCTATTGCCAAGTAATATTTGCTTAGGATCCAAACGAACAGCTGGACCAGACATAGAAGCTTGTTGAGTAGTAAACTCATCAACTCGCATAAGTTCACTTCCAAATATTTTAGCCAATTGAGCTGCTGCCATTTTATCTTCTGTTATCATATTATCTTAGTCCGTGAGGGATTCCTTTGTTGATTACTGCTGTTGCTGACCAAGGATGGAGACTTTCTAAATGATCAGTAACAACACTAAAATCAGAAATCTTTCCGTTGTTATAAAGATCATCTAAACCTTCATATAGAAGTCTAATAGCATCCTCTGTAAAAAGAAGATTAGATCCATTGAGCTCAGCAAAAGCTTGTTCGTCTCTACGCTTACAAATAATAACAACTTCTGTTGGAACCTTCTTACGAGCCATCTCAACAATGTCTTCAATAAAGACTACGTTGTTTGGATTGAATTGAATAGTAATCTTAGCAATAGAGCGCTGACTGTGTCCATTGGCTGCTTGACCTCTCTTTAAAGTAGCATCTTGAGCAAGTTCAAACGAGCAAGGGCAAGTTGAGCTATAGATGTAATCGACAGTCAAATAAAACTTGTAATCAGTATTGTGCTTCTGACCTTCAAGTACACAATTGTAATAAATGTAACCTTCAGCCTTCTCGTGGCTAAGCTTAACTCCATCAACAACCTTGAATACTTCATGGTCAGGAGCATCAGCTGGAAGCTCCTTACGAGTACGTAGAGCTTTCTGAGTCCAAGGATATTTGAACTTCATCTTGCAGTATACATCTCTTGAACCTTGCTTCTTCTGAAGCTCGTCGAGAATATGAGTAATGCCATCAATAGAAACATGATTAGCAATCTGCTCATGCATGACTATAGGGAAACGACTAAGATTTAAACCCTTAGCGTTGGGATTGTCCAGAGAGCCATACAATGAGACAGATGCTGCAATCTTTTCTACAGAGCCATCTCTACGGATAAAGTTAACTGGAAGGTCAACTCCTGACACACCGACCTTATTAATTGGTACACGTGAGCCAGGAATTACAGGATCAACTTGAGGATCTGGAAGATCTGAATCTTCAGGATAATATGCCCCATCATACTCAAACTTGAGATGAGGCATATGAGCTGAGTAATCGTTATGATTTATTGCCATACAAATATCTTACAACAAATCTTAGAGATCTTCAAGAAGCTTCTTAAGCTTTTCATCAGTCGTCTCATCGGATTCGGAAACTGCTTGCTTAGCAGCTGGAGTAGTAATAACTACATCGCTTGTAGAATCTTCGTCGTTGTCATCCTCTGGCTCAGAACCAGTCGTAAGATTAAAGAAATGCTCGTCAAGCATACGTTGCATATCAGCAGTCGTAGTACTCTTGTCTACTGCAGTAAGGTCATGAATTGACTCATATACCTTAGCGACATCTACATCAATCTTAGATGGAGAAAGGAACTTTGACGAAGCATATGTAACCATCATCTTCGAACCCTTACCAGCTCCTGCCCGCTGCTCGCACTTAATGCGAAGAGTGGAACCACCCTCTACATCAAAGACCTTCTCTACACCAAACTCAGAAGCATCATCTCCCTCAAGAGCGCTATCAATAATCTTAGCAAGCTCTTTACCGTAACGGAGGATCTTAACCTGTCCCTCGTTAGCCTTATTAGTAGGGTCCTCAATGACATAAACATTCGCCATCCAAGAGGTCTTACGAGAAAGATCTGCAGAAGACTTCTTCTCGGACTCAGTACCGGTACGATACGTCTTGAGATAATAAGCATCGATTGGACAAGTCTCCCCAAATGTACCAGGGCAACGTGACGTCACAAACTTACCAGTCGAGTTAGACGTCCAAGCGTGGTTAAAATACTTAAAGATAGACTGAGCTGGAGCCTTTGGATTAGGAACAATACGGACAAGGTATGTATTGCCAGCCGTGAACTTTAGAATCTCTTTGTAGAGACCGTTACCTCCGTTGCCCTTCTCCGAAGAGGAAAGGGATTGCTTGATTGCTTCGAACATTGACTTAGTGTTAATGGGTGTACTCATATTGATTAATATCCTACAGGCTTTTGTTCATTTGTCAACTCTGTATATATAAATTCATTAATTACGTGTAAAGCGTTCTTTAAAAAAGGTTTCAACTTTCTAGAGTTGTTGTACTGAAGCTTTAGTTTTGCAAATTGTTCAACAAATTCGTCCACATAAAAACGACGGACATCCTCAGCTAGCGTTTGTACAGATGAAAAAACGTCAGGAAACTCCATCATACAGTATGGATTAATCTTGTTTTGCTTATAATGAGCCATCCACGTAAATGTGTCCGTTGTTCTATGTGTAGAGTATTGGCGAAGATGTATCTTTTGTTCCAAACAAAATTTGGCAATAAACCTTAAAGACTCTTCGACACTTTTGATCTGAGAATCAGGATCTTGTATAAAGATTAACTTTTTGTATGTCGTATAAGCCTTTATAGCTCTCATTGAAGAGAAGTACTCAAGGTCAAAATACTCTACATCTGGATATAGTTTGTATGGAGCTTCAAAGAAAGTGTCTAAATTTATCTCAGGATGCTTTTTAACCAACGTAGAGATTCTTCGTAAAAACTTATGCTTGTTGGTTTGCGCGAGATCGTCGAACGACTTTTTTAACTTGAATGGCTTGTTCCTTGTTGCACGAGATACCGCTAGGTGCTTGTTGTATAGTAACTTTTCTAGTTCTGTTAGTTGGTCGCTTGCCATGTAGTTTCTTAATAATTGATTTGGTGAACTTTGATTTTACTAGAGCTGGGTGCAAATACAACAGGGATAAAATAGATTCTTTGAACGAATCAGAAGCAGTAATTTCAGTAAAAAAATCTTGATACTTTTTAGTTTCTAAAAGCAATACAAATAAAGTAGTTACGTTTATTTTTTTATTTTCGATCATTGATATAAATGATCCAGCTTTTAAAACTCCGTCAATAAACTCTCTAGATCTTATTCTATCGAGCGGATTAGCTTTTGATGTATCTAATTCAAAATCATCTATAAACATGATAGACTATTTAGTGTTTAGTCTAAAGGTTTCAACATTTTAGTAAATTCAATAAACTCTTCTGTTAAAGATCCACCAGCTGCAGCGGCATGTCCTCCTCCATTTGCAATACGTTGAACAAACTTAGAAACGTCTACCTTATCGTTGTTAGCGTTTCTACGAACAGCAATTCGTTGCTGTTCAACCATGACAGCAATAGATACATCTACGTTGTATTTTTCAAAAAGGTAGTCACAACACTCTGCGACATATTCATTACAAAACACAGCTCCAACTTTTACGGGTTCATCTTCAAACACAACATTACCAAAAAAAGGACTTAGGGTTTTAATATATTCTGCTCGATGCTTTTTATACAAAGCAATTATGTTAGTTTTAAACTTATCAAAAGGTTTGAACCCATCATAGTAATCTGCGATAAAAGAATCAATTTTATTTTTTGTATTGTGATACACAATATTAAGATCTTCAGATAGTGAAGTAGCTTTTGTTGCTGAATCCCAATCATCAGTTAAAGCAATTAGAGTCTTTTGAGCTTTTGTAAGCTCAACGTCAGAATTATTCTTGATTAAACGATCGTAAATAAGTTTAGCACAAGATGTATATTCAGTAACTTCTACAGAAGCATATTTGTACGGATAGATATTAGTCTTATGGTGATCAAAGATAACAACATTTTTTCTATCAATAAGTTGTCCTACTTTTGATACATCTAAATCTAAAATATATAAAGGAGTGTCTTCTCCAACTAAAGCAAGAAGCTTTGGTATATCATTTTGAAGTTTCTTTGGAGTTGTACCAACAAGTTTAAGTTTTTGTTTACGTGCCCAACAGAGGACTATATATGAAACGACACCATCCAAATCAGTATGACTAACTACTATAGGTTCTTTATTCATTTGAAAGTTTATCTAAGGCTTGATCTACTCCTCTAACAAGATTATCTGTAGAAGGAGTGTCCTCCTCAAAGTAGTCTGGATTAGTTTCCTTTAAAGTCAACGTATTATAATTGCACTTAAAGGCTCCGGATCCATAATTTGGTCCAAAACGATTCTTTTGCATGCCCATATTAATAATCCCAAGCTCTTTATCTTCTGGCTCTTGCCACAAAGAGCAAATTACATCACAAGTTGCTGCAAGACCAATACTCTCAGAGATGCCTTCCATGCCAGGAGAAGCTGTATTGAAAGAACCTCTATTAAGTTGAGTTGCTGATACAATCGGCAAACCATGCTTAAAGGATAAGCCTCTGAGGTGTTCACATATTTCTTTTACAGATTCGTATGAGTTAAGATTTTTAGCAATCGGATGAATAAGATTGACATAATCTACAACAATAATATCAGGAACAAATCCTTTGTGTTTGAGCTTTGTTACAAACGAGTCAATTTGTCTAACTGTAACAGTCTTTGGAGGATACTCTTTGATAACTAAACGACTACTAAGACTCTTTTTAATATGTTCCAGTTGATCTTTCAGTTCGGTTGTAAAAGTCTTTAGATCGTTGTGAGGAATCTGAGTAAGCTGAGTACTAATACGCTTGGCGTACATAAACTCAGACATCTCGAGTGTTACTAACAACACATTCTTATCTGCAAGAAGCATATTTGTAGCAACATTACCAAGTACGATTGACTTACCTACATTAACTTGTCCTGCAAATACAGTAAGTGTTTTAGGAAAGAGTCCTCCCTCACACTTATCATCAAAGAATTTCCATCCAGTAGGAATAGGATTATATGTTTGTACAAGCTCTTTAATGTGTCGCTCAATATCCTCAAAATACCAATGACCTAAATTCTCGGTTAGGTTAATGTTGTATGCTTGCTCAAACTCAACTAAAGCTTCTTCAATACGAAACGAATCATCAGAAAACTTATCAGCTACATTAAGGATAGTTTTGTATATGAAACGTTCTTTGAGAAACCGTTCGGTGTTGGCAATTAACTCTTCTTTGTTGAAGTTAGTTTGTAGCTGAGATAATTTCGATTTGACATCGTCTAAAGCTTTTCTATCTTCTTCAGATGTCATCCTAGCTTTAATCTCAGTAGTAGATGGAACTGCTCCTCTCTGATTAAAAAACTCGGTTATCTTACTGACAATTTTGCTAATATTCTTATCAACAAACAAAGACGAATCTAAATGACTTACAATCGAACTTAGATACTCTTGATCAGAAAGAGCATTAAGCAACAATATGCTTTCAAAATAGTCTAAGTCAAGCTTAGGCTGTACTGGAGGTTTACTCATCTACTTCAGTATCGTCTGAATCTAATTCAACATCAACGCTAGTTTCGTTCTTAAATGAAAGTTCGGTTTTGAGCTTTGCTTCAAGAGTTGGAAGAATCTTAGCCCAGACTGTTTCATCATCTTTCCAGTCTTTAAAAAAGCCAAGTGTCTCTCCATTAAGCACATAACGATGACCAGCCTTTTCTAGAACTCCGTATCCTTCGGCCATTTCAAGGAGGCCAGAGTATTTGTTCAATCCGGTCTTAAAATTTAAATATAATTCTGTTTCTAGAAATGGAGCAACAAAACGATTCTTAGTAGTAAGAGTTCTCAATGTCATACCATTAATTCCCTTAGAAAGGAATGTTGTTTCTGTATTAGAATCTTTGTTCTTGCTATCGTCTGTCTTCTCTGTCTTCTTGGCCATTTGAACAATTACAGAAGCCATATAAAGAGGACCGGAACCGCCAGCTTGCTTTTTAATAGCCGAAGGATGAAGCTGAGAAGGATCATCATAGATATGATTAGTAAAGATCACAGGACAATTAGCCTTAGCAGCGGAATGAGTAATTGCTCTCATCAGACTCTTAAGAGCTTTTGCTCTATTACCCATATCTAAAGTATCAGAACCTTCATCAATCTTCTTCTTTTCTTGAGTTGTAATAAGATTGCCAAGAGAATCAATTACAAGAAGAACTTGTCCTTGCAAATTATTAGCAATAATTGAACTTAAGAATTGAACAATTTCATTTCTACATTGTTCTGTAATCTCGGAAGGAACGTGTTTGATCTTAGAAGTATCACAACCAAGTCTCTTTGCAGTAGCCTCATCTAATGCTCCCTCAGTATCAAAATAAGCAATATACATTCCTTTCTTTTGAGCATTAGCCATAACCTTATTGCACATAAGAGTTTTACCACAAGACTCAGGACCAACAAATCCAGTTAAACGTCCCATTGGAACTCCTCCATAAAGAGAACCAGAAATAATTGCATTAAGAGCATATGAACCAGTATCAATCCACTCATTAACTGATGACAAACTATTGTCGTTAAGAGAAGCAGCGGAAGGATTTAAATCTTCTAAAATCTTAAATGCATCTGCAATAGATCCGGATATTTTGTTTTCGTCTTTTGATTTAGCCATATAATATATTCTCCATTAAATGTAGATAATTTCAACACAAAAAAAGCTCCTTAGAAAGAAAACCTTCTAAGGAGCTTTTAATGACTACACTAAATTACTTCTTCTCGTCGTCAAAAAGCTTAACAACCTCTGGCTCACTTGTTGCAGCTGCTTCCGTAGCTGGAGCAAATAGCTGCTCATACTGAGCTGAGAACTGAGTAACAAACTCAATGTCATCACTAAGCGTGAGGGATGACTTCTTGAAGTGCCAAACCGTCGAGTCGTTCCGATTAGCAAGAAACTCTCTGAAAAACAGAGGAAGGATCTGAAGCTGAATCTGACCGCTTTGTGGATTAGGCTGAACTACAACGATTGCGGGATTCGAAATCGAAAGAACCTCATCGTTTTCACTTGTTACATTGCCGAGGATTGTTCTTCCGATTGTGTCAAGAAAAACAACTAGTTGGTTTTTGGATGTTTTATTACTCATATTACTACTTTAATTTACCCTATCTTTTTTCAGAATCAACAGACAATTTCCATTCAAATAAAACTTTTTCTCCTTCCGGGGTTATTAGAATCCTTCCATCAGACGACAACCATATCAAGCCGTTATAACAAAACGCAAACAACATTTCATTTTCTATCTCTTTGTCATCAAAATTTTCAGTCAGATAATCGTTATCTCTAATACTTTCGAGAAACTTATAAATGACTCTTTTGTTAATTTTGTATGACACGGTATAATCCAAATAGCTCAAACAAATCAGTTTGAGGTTCTTTGTTTAGTTGAGGTATATTCCAACCAATTGCTTCATATAAGCTACTAATTGGTTTTGTTACGAGCTTGTTAAACATACGATCACTATCTACAGGAAGGTTAAACTCTACTGGATATTCCGCTACATAGGAAATTGCATCCAAACCATATTTATTCTTTTTGCAATAAAGCTTTTTTACCTTTTGTCCAGTTTGAATTCTTTCTCTTTTATCTCCTAGTTTTAATTCTTTGATTAAAATGTTGTAGGCAATAGCTCCTTTAACATGAGATGGTGTAGAGTCTTTAAACTTGTATAAAGAAGCTCCCTCAGCATATTTTTCTAAATTATTGATCGAAGATCTCAACGCAATGTCGTCAGGAACTAATGAACAAAACTCTTCGTATGCTGATCTATATGTATCATTAGTATCTTTAGAACTTCTTGATAGTAATGCTGTCTTTGTAATGTGTTCGATAATCTTTTTAACCTTCTTAGGAGTAGTAGATCTAACTAACTCAACACCAACAAACTTAAACTTATCTGTATCAATACCTTTGTTGTTAAGAACGCGAAGGATATAACGCTTTTTCTGCAAGAATACTCCAACGTCAGCAATAACTTCTCGCTTAAAAACGTAACGAGGATCAATAGAAAATAGTTCTGTTCTAGCCCAGTCTAAGATACTACTGTTTACTTGCTTGTCAATTTCGTCAACAATCTCATTGACTTTGTTATTAATCTTTCCGTCGATGAGTAGAGGTACATCGAGCTTATCTAAAAGTGGTTGAATAGTAACATAGATTGAATCTGTATCTTGATACACTGTAATAGATTTACCGCTGTAACCATATCGTTGTTCAATAAACTGATCCACAATAGCAGAACCAGCCTTCGCAACGTTTTGACCAGTAACAGTAATAGACATTGCATTATCAATATCCATTAACGAAGAGTGCTTGTTTGCAAATGTACCGTAGATTGAGTTGAGGAAAATCTTTAATGTATATTGAAGAATATCCAAATACACAGCTTTATCGTTATCCTGTTTAGAAGAGTTTTTACTCTTGTCGATCTCGTGAAGTTGCTTTTGGATGCTTACACGTTCTCTATAAATCTCGTTAATCAAATTAGGAATAACTCCTTTTGTTTTTTGAGAATACAAAACCCCAGCTTTAGACATAGCAATCTTTTCTTGAACTAAAAATTTCTTAAACTGTTCAACCTTAGTTGTATGTAGTTTTCCACTAACCAATCTAATTGTTACCTCTTCTGATGTATCAAAATCTCCTGTCACAATCTTTCCTATCTTTGTCTCAGGAGAAATGTTTAATGTGATGATTGTATTAGGGTATAGAGAATTGACGTCAAAACTTACTACGCTGGTTTGCAAACCTTTTACTGGTTCTTTAACATAACCTCCTTCGTATGACTCTCTATCTACTGTTGATCCGAACGTAGGGATAATGTAGCCCTGCTTATAAGCTTGAATGGCAACAGCCCCAGTTACAATTGATACTTTACCCAAAGCTGCTTCAAAGTTAGTACAACCTTTGTATGCAAGCATTCTTACAACTCGGAGATATTTTAGTTTTTCTTCTAGCTTAACTAATAGATGAACGTCCTGAATGTTGTAATCAACAAACGTCTTCCAATCATTTGTAGCTAACTCTCCAAGACTAGTTGCGTTAAAAGAAATCTTCCCTTCTTGCAATTCTAATTCAGAAATATAATTTAATGAATAGCTCTCTCTTTCTCCAATAGAAAACGTTTTGTAAATTTCTAAATAATCAATACAGTTAACTCCACCAATTGTCCACTTGGTCATTTCTTTACCCATATCGCTAGTAAAGATCCTTCTGCTTGTTACTCTATTGACTGGAGAAAATTGTTGAATAAATTCTTCTCCAAACAAATTAATGCAACGATTGAGAATGTACGGAAGGTCAAAGCCTGCTGAGTTCCAACCACTAACAATATCTGGATAGTCGTTCTTCCAAAAATCTACAAACCTTAGTAACAAGTCCTCTTCGTCTTTGCATCGATAATATACACAGTCTGGAAGAGATGGTTCGTATTTTTCTTTAAGTCCCCACGTGTGAGTTACTTTTGAAAATGTATCAAAAACAGTAATGAGATTAATTGTATCTTTTGCTTTGTCTGGAGTAGGAAATTCTCCAATCGAATATGTTTCAATATCAATAAAAAACGTCTTGAGCTCAAACTTTGAAAACTCAGGATTGCTATTATGGTCCTTGTACATTTCAATAAGAAATTGTTGATCAGGACTTAGATTATGAAAGAATCGCTTATTAGAAGAATTATCTGTATAACGCTTTCTATCAATACTATTTTTAAATGTCTTTTTAGTTAGAGAAGTCTTAAAAATAGATGTAGCATCTGTGGCTCCATCCTTCTCTAAATACAAATAAGGCCTAAAAGGAACTTCAGTATCAATGCGTTGTCCATCTTCGGTCCAAGTCCTAAGATAAACGCATTCCTCAAAGGGATTATAAGTTACACAACGATACATGAAGACATTGTATCACAAACCAACAGGACAATCAAACTAAAAATTTTCTTTCAGGAGATCCGTAGTCTGTAAAATATGATTCATAGTGCTTCATCATATTTTGTTCATCATCCAGCCAAAAGTTTTCTGCATACGCTCTAGCTTTTTTACAAGCATCAAGGTATACAGTTTGGTTTTTTGTTACTGCCTTAATACAATCAATAAATTCACTACCTGTTGTATATTTTAATGTTGCGTCTTTATATGTAGCCATGTCAGGACATACACAAGGAAGACCAAGAGCTCCAGCTTCTATTAATTTAATGTTAGATTTACAATTATTAAAGATATTATCTTGCAATGCAGCAAACGTTACCTGAGCACCAGAATTTGCCATCGTTTCAGGAAAGTCAGGAAGATCTGCCCAACCAAAGAATTTCATATCTCCTCTATCAATAAATGGTTTTAACGTCAGAGGATAAGATCCATAAAAATGCCACTGAAACTCAGTACGGGTTTTAATAATTTCAGGTACTACTGTTGCAAAATCATCTTGCTGATTAACTCGATTTAAGACATCACAATGTGTACCTGAAGCGAATATAGCTATAATTGGCTTCTTTTTATTTTTTTCAAATTTCTTACCAAGATCTCCAAGGTTGTAATATCTATCAAACCACCACTTCATGAGATAGTTTGGCAATGTAGAAACTTCCTTTTTACCAAGCTTATCTTTAAGATAATCTCTAAAGTAATCACACGTTACAGTGATTTCATCCATTTCCATCATAATATCAATAATGGTTTGTCTGATTACTGGATCTGTAAAAGCATCTCTATTCCTATTATACATTGGAATATCTTCCGAAAACACTACGTCATCAACTTCGTAAATAAACTTAGTTTTCTTGTCTTTTGTTATTGACTTTAAATGTTCTAAAAACATTTTTTGATGAGGAGTAGCTTGACGTTGAACTTTAACTGCTTCAACAGTTTTATAAAAATTAGGATCAAGAATCATTGTAGTAGATTCCATAATGACAGCTTTTTGTCTCAAATTAAGAAGTAAATTTGGTCCAATTGCTCTATAGAATCCACATCCACCATAATCAGCCAAAAAGCACATTCCTCTTTTTAGACCTTGTCCAGGAACTTCTGGAGGAGGAACTGATGGAGCTTGAGCTTGAGGCTGAACAAACAACTGTTGAGGTATACCAAACGGAATGCCATGAGGAGCTCCGTATACGTTATTTAAACTTTGATTTATTACAGCAGACATTGAGAATATTTAAAATGATATATGAGTTTTGTCTAGCACGAAATTGACGATATGCCATTCCTTTTTGTTACATGAATTGTGTGCTCAGCCTTTGTAATAATATGAGTACCACGATGAGTAACAATATAGCATGATTCGTTGTTTTCTTGAAAACGATCTCTTAAAATTTTTAATGTCAAGTGAACCCCTTTATCGTCAAGTGATGAATCAAGCAATTCGTCGTAGAACACAGTGCTAAAATTTACATCTCCTTGTAATCGTCTAATATCAGCAAATGCAAACAAACAAGCTAAATCTATTCTCTTTCTTTCTCCTCCAGAAAAATTAAAATACGATTTAGGTTGAGAGTTTTCATCAATAATGACTTCATCAAAAAACTCGTTGAATTGACACAAGCAATTAGTCTCAAGCTTTTTAAGATAATAAGCAAGCCTCGAATTGAGAACCTTAAGAATTTTCTTTACTAAGAATGATTTAATTCCTTCTTCTGATATTACAAACTTAACTGTCTCTAACACATTTAATTCGTTGTTAAGTTTTTGTACTTTATCGTTTTGATTAACGACTGATTCATTAAGAGTTGATATCTTTCCTTTTAGTTCGTTGTTGTGCTCTCTTTGAATATTTGTAATTTCTAACTCTACGTCTGTAAGATTCTTTTCAAGATGATCTAAGCTAATGGATAAAGACCTCTTATCTGATATTCTATCATCATTATCTCTTTTAGATTGCTTAAGAACTTTAAGTTCGGCTTGAACGTTTGATTGTTCTGTAACGAGTTTTTTTATTGCTTTGTCTACTTTCGATTCGGCTTTTTTATACTTTGATATATTTTCTTCGTGAGCTGCAATTAACCCTTTTACGTGTAAAACATGTTCATCGGAGTAATCTCTGTTACAAGTAGGACAAGAATCTTTAGTATCAGATAATTGTTTAATCTGTTTATTTTCAGAATTAATTTCAGCTTGAATGTTTATTAACTTACTGTTTAACTCAGTTAATTTGTTTTGAAGGTCGGTTACTTCAATTTCTTTTAACTCAATTTGATTTACAATTTCTGTTGCATCTTCGATAACAAGATTGTTTATTCTTTCTTTTAATATTTCTATGTCTCTAATAAGATCTGTTTTTTTAACTTCTTGTTTAGAAATTCTTTCTGCTTTCAACTCTTCGTAATTGGTTAACTGGGAGTTATTAAACTCTAGCTGCTTATTAATATCATCGTATTGAGTATAAGCAACCTCATAATCTTTTTTAAGAATGCTATGATCGTCTCTAGCTTTTAAAACCATTGAAGTAAACACTTCGAGTCCAAGTACACTTTCAATAAACTTTCTCCTATCAGTTTTAGGCAAAGCCATAAATGGTAAAGCGTTATTCACTGACATAATAACAGAATTTTGAAATACTGTTGCTGGAGTATGAATTAAATTTTGCAAAAATGCATTTGTTTTTGCGAGTGTAGAACGAGTAATGTCTTCGTCGTTTTTAAACAATGAACATTTTGTTGGATTGAGTTTGCGAGTAACTTTATATCTTTCGATATTGTTATTTGTATCTACATCAAATACTAAAGAAACCTCACATTGCTTTTTTGTTAAAGCGTTTGAAATAAATTCTTTACCTACTTCTCTTAAAGTAGTACCATACAATGCATAATAAAGAGCATCGCAAATAGAGCTTTTACCACAACCATTTTTAGAATCTTCTTTATCTAAATTTGTACCAGTAATTGTATTAACTCCTGGCTTAAAATTAATAACTGTAGATTTGTCTCCGAACGATAAAAAGTTTTTTATTTCGATTGTTTGAAAAGTTATAAAACGCATGTATAAAAGAAGTATACTACCTTCATTTATTAAATCAAGCAGGTTTGAATACAAGTTTAGCGTTCATACTATTATCATTTTTTTCTTCTGAACAAACGTAGTTTTGAGATTTCATATAATGTAAGATAGCTTCTTTTTCAGAAATATTGTCAAGATAGTGTTGTATAGACTTAGCGTGTACCTCCACTTCTAATTCTTCTATAGTTGTTTTAGTAAAATCTATACCTTTAAGTACTTCAAGTTCGTATCCCTCTACATCTAAAAACATTTTGTCAACAAATGTAGTAGTTGTTTCGTCAAAAATAGATTGAAGTGTTCTGCATGATACTTGTATTGTTTCATTGTATGAAGTATCTTCTCGTTTCAAAACTCCTCCCATTGCTCCGTGATAATGTGTATGAAAATTAATATAAGAGTCTTTGTGTTCAAATGAAACTAAAGCACAATTAAAAAATTTATTTGTAGAAGCAGATCTGTTGTTTAATAGATCGTTATAACTAATTGGATTGGGTTCTACTAAAATACCAATCCATTCATTAGTATGTTCGAGATGTTGAGTACAACTTTGATATACTCCGTCTAATGCTCCTGCTTCTACATAAAGTTTCATATTGTTTGGCTTATTAAGTTGTATTCTTGTTCTCTTGTATCTCCTAGTAAAATTTCATTTACGTTAGTGTGTGTTAAATTTAAATTTAAAAATTGAGCAGTTGTGCCGACATTAGAGGTTGAGCGAATTATATGTCCACAATAAGCCAACATATAACAATCGGTTAACACATCTAAGCCTTTTTTATACCCCGATACATTAGAATGATTATTATGTATAGAGATTGTACCTGAAGATTTGAATGTGTCAATATATTTGACTGGTTTTTTATGTTTGGCATCAACGTGAGCTAATACAGCTGACCATTCGTTTATGTCATCAGTTGCTAAAAACAATTGATCATAATTTGGTAATAAATGATCAATAAAATTTAAATATATGTTTGTATCAAGCGGCTTTGCACTTGGAGGTTCTCCAAAAGTAGACAACAAATGTTTGTCGGTTTTTCTTATATGAACTCCTAGCGTTCTTTTGGATATATTAAGATCAAATAAATTGTCATTAATAATTTGTTTTGTTTGATGGTTTAATTTTATATAATTTGTTAACAAAAAATGCATAGTTTGTCTAAAGTTATAGCTTTCAAACAAAGATAAGTTAGTATAATCTCCAACAGTAACTCCTTGAGCTGCTCTGTATGGATTAATAAAATAATATTCCCACGCATT